CTGGAGGCCCACCAAAAGCCTCTGTTCTCCAGCCCTGAACCGTCTTAGATGCCTTAGATGCAGTAAACCCTCTGTTGTTAATCAACCAAGTCTCAGCATCTAAAGAACTAAAATCAGGATCATTTAATATTTTGTTTTTTAAATCCTTCTCGTCTCTAATACCAGTCGCTTTTGCCTGCGTCTCCCTTGCCTTAGAAACACCTTGAGACTTAATTAAAATGTCTTTAGATTTATCCAGCTTTGCTTTAGCAGCAGCAGCAGCGTCTTTATCTGCCTTAGAAGCCCCCTCTTTATCTGCCTTAGTCTTAGCAGCGTCAAAATTCGCTTGGTCTTGATTAACAGTGTTTGTAGCTATGTCCACACCTGGTATCGCATCTACACCACCAACTGGATCTGCATCAACCCCAGCTAAGAATGGATCTACTTCCCATCCTGGAGTTAAGCCACCAGTCTCTTCCTGCCTAGCCTGTCCTGCCAAAAGAGCCTGCCTTTCAGCCTCAGCTCTTGCTCTTTCCTGTGCAAACCAATCCAGACCTCCTCCTTCTGCAGCTTCTTGTGTCTTTCCATATTGTTCCAGAGCTTCAGGGGTACTTGTATCCCATCCTTCATCAGTCCAACCAAAAGAACCAGCAGGTAAACCTGCACCTCTGTCAAATTTATAACCTGGCATAGTTTCTCCAGTAACAGGATCTGTGTATGCAGCTCCTCCTGTTGCAAGACTACCTCTAACATTAGGATCTTGATAAGTAGCCTCAAACATAGATGAAGGCATAACATCTGTCTGGTACTGAGCAAACGCATCTTCTGGCGTTGTATATCGCACGTCTCCAGTAGCAGTTTTGTAAGCAGTGCCAGCAGGGAGATCCATCTGCCTCTCTACATCCCATCCCTGTATTCGAGATATCGCATCACGATAAGCCATTCCACCTTGAGCCCTGGTTGGCCCCATAGGATTCTGTAATACCAGTAATGCAGTTTCTTCATCTATCAATCCGTTTCTTAAATCTGCCTGTAACTCATCTAATATAATCTGCATATTAGTAACATTAGAACGAATATCCTCTGGCATTTTTCCTGTTTTCCATACAGCTTTTGCACTTTTTATATAATCATCTGACGTTGGTATTCTTCTCTCTGGTGTTGCCATTACTCACCTCCTGCTGGTGGTACTAAGCCTAAACTTGCTAATCTTCCTTCAGTGCTTCGTGCACCTGGTCTTGGTGTTCCTGGTGGAACTGATGGGCCAACAGGTGCTGTAGGCATTGGAGGTGGAACCCCTAATGCTGCATTAGGCATAACTGTTGGTGGTAACATTGGCCCTGCTCCTCCCTGCGGAGGCATACCCTGTGGTGGCATACCCTGTGGCGGAGGTGCTGGTTGTTGAGCTTGCATCATCTGACCTACCATCTGCATTTCTTCCATGTGTTTAGTCATAAACAAACGTCTCAACTCTGCCTGGTACAATTCAGCCAAATCTTCTCTGCCTTGTCGATTAGCTGCCTGTAACAGCGACCATAAAGTAGCTTCAGGCAAGGTGCGTTCTGCAACTTGCGTTTTAATAGCATCTTCCATCTGGTCTGCTGACTGTAACCCTAAAATATTGTCTCGTATATAAATATCTGGTAACAATGGAGTCTGTCCTTCTCTCGCAATCTGTGCCATAGACATCTTACCCATTTCGTCCTGTGGAAGCTGGCCTATAAAACTAACTTCAACATCACCAGCGTTTTTAATCATATCAGGAGTAACTTCTTCTCTGAAATACATCCTGTTTTTATCTTGTCCACTTACTTCAAATGACTTAAATGCACCAGATATATACTGGTCACACATAAGTTGAAATATAGATCTGTGTGCTTTTTCCATAGCTTGTAATCTGGGAACAAGCACAGTCTCAACCCCTTGTCTCAATGTATTTATAGCAAATCCAGATAGTTGAAATTCCAACTGGCCATAAATAGAATGAGGCAAACCTCCTCTTTGCATCTCACCAGAAACTAAACCCATAAACGCACCAGTTTCCTTAGACATCTCTAGTAAACCTAGGGGTTCTACATCTTCCCCCTGACCAAGAGCTATTTCTGAACCTTCTACATACGGATCTTCTTCAAGTGTCTTGTTTCCATCTCTGGATTTAATCTTTAATCCCTGCTTTCTCGACCTTGCAGTCAACTCAAGCATTGTACTCATCATAAAATTATGTTTTTCAAATAATTCCCTGGAAGATTTAAAACATGATTCTCCGTAATCTTCTATAGTATCTAAATTACCTGTATCAGAAACAGCTTGAACTAACGGAGTAGCACCTACTGGCCCTAATACAACAGGAACTTTTTTGGAACCATGCTTGGTTCTTTTCTTTAAAACAGTATCATCAGTGCAAACTATATTATCTTCTGAATCATAAAAATCATAAACATCTATTCCATCATCGTCATCTGGGCCTTTGCCTTCTCCCTGAAGCTCTACTCCCCAAATTGCCTTGATCTCAGTAGGAGTCCTCTTTGTCTTATAACAAGCCCAGGCTAAACCATTTTTGCCTTCACCCCAGTATGTATGCAACGGATCCCATGGTTGAATCTCAACATGAGTATCTCCTTCATCATCTTTAACCATCAATGCCCTAATCGCATACCATCCCCTCAATACAACAAACCACGCTAACTGATGCCTTACTGTTGGTTGTAACTTGTCAACTAACCTGTCATTAGCAGCCTTTAGTAACCCAATTAAGAATCTTTCCTTAGCATCATTGTTCTCTCGGTCTTCTCTTTCTGAGTTTCCATAAGGAATTCTCACTACCATCTCGGCAGAAGATAACCAGGAGATCAGTTTATCTGCATATACCTGTGGTTCATTAGAAGTGTAAGATTGATAACCTTCACCAGCATCAAACTCCTCTAAACGATAAAGTTTGTGGTCGTTATCCATTCTTGTACGCAATGGCTCAGTCAAATCGTAATGACTATCAACTAAAGCGATGATCTCTTCTGGTTTATAGTTAGCCATTTACCACCTTCTAACCTTTATAGTTTTACTCTCAGAAATATAGCCATAGCCATACCTGTTAATCAAACCATAGATGACTGCCTTTATACCATGATTATACCTGTCTTCAGGGGTTTCACCAACTATTGTACCATCCCGATCCATTTTCCATCTATATGCCCTGGTCTGTTCATCAAATGGATTTGGTCTTATGCCAAACTCGGATAATATACCTTTACAATTAGGACTAAATACAATTTTTGGCTCTCTTTTGTCAATAGGGTCAGTTTTTAAAAATGCTTTTAATCTTTCAGTACCTTCGTTAATTCTTATCTTCTGAGAATCAAAATAAATTCCAGTCTTATCCATCCATACCTCCGCTGGTGCTGCCATTGCCTGATGCTGAAACCCAGCTACATCAATAACCCCAAACCTAACATCTTTCCACCATGGTTTAGACTGTGCAATTTCTATGATTTCATCAGTAATTAAATCTCTTTCATAGATCTCATCAATAACCCGTACCTGATCGTTAACAACCTGTACTACTTCACAAGCATAAGCCTCTGAATAACCAGGATCTATCCAGATATGTACTGGAATATCAGGCTCGTACTTAACATCCTGAATATGAATGTCTGCCCTGATCTCTGTGAACACTAATCCCCTTGGTGGAGATGGTATCCCTTCAATTCTTTCCATGAAAAAATCATCAGAAGATGCCCTTTCTAAAGCTAAAATCTCAGGGTCTTGCCTGCCACCAGGATATAAATAACCATTAGAATAACTTGGAAGTGAAAATGACTGCTCATCATCAACTGAAGAATGTTTCCATGCCTGAAACATTTGTGGATACCAACCCAATGATCCCTCAAACGTACCTGACAAAAACATCCACCCACGCCTAGGTGCACACCTACCTCGTAACCTATGGAAAGTTTCTAAATCTAACTGAGATGCCTCACATCCTATTATGCCATTTGGTGCACGCATAGCTAACGTCCTGGGATCCTTAGCTGATTTAGTTTCTATTCTAGTCCCATCTGCAAGTAGAATCTTGCCTGGGTCTACTCTTTTAGATGCTTCCTGTAACACACCCATAGACCCAAAATCCTCAACTAAATATTCAAACTCTGCCCTTGTTCTCTCGTAATCAGCAGCAACTAACCAATATAACCCTGGATCAACATCATATACCCTAGCCAGTAAATACTTAGCCGCAACCATTGACTTTCCCGCCTGCTCACCACCAGCTACTAATGTAAATCTCTTCCTTGATTCTAAAATCGGTAACTGAAGCTCAGTAGGTTCAAATGAAACCTTACTGTAAATCTCGTTAGCATGCTCTATAGCACCACCTAAAGACTTTTGTGTACTTACCATTACTCATCCTCTGGTTTTTTTTGGTCTATAACCTTAACATTAGCACCAAGCCTCCTGAAACTATCCCTCATGTCCCTCATTAATTCCTTGGCGTCTTCATTAGAATCACTAACTTGCGGTCTATACTTTTCTGGCCAGTGTGCATTTAGTAATGCTATCAAAAGCGTAGGATTGTCAGATACCTTCTGGGCTAATACCCTGGTAACAGCTAAATCCTGTAACGATTCCCTGAAATTATACTTGGCGTTATCAAATTTATCCCTGAAACCATGAATATCTGCCCTGTTCCAGCTCTGAACTGTCTCCCTATTCAAGGAAATGCTTTCACAAGCCCCCTTAATGCTGCCTATCATGCCGTAAGCAGTAAGAAATAACTCCTGTCGTTTCATAACATCTGCTGGAGTTATACCATTTATACCAGTGTTAGATGCACCCATTACTTTTTCCCTTTATGATTCTTGTTGTTATCCCTACTGCGATTCCTTTTGTGAGAAATAATCCTGGTTCCACCTTTGTAATGATCTACTTCAGGCTTCCTCCTAGGATTACCAGCTCCATTAGCAGTCTTGGTAACACTACCTGCCTTAATTGCTTTGCGTCTAGCTGTATTTCTAGCAACCCTTTTCTTCATCTGACCAGGAGTCTGATTCTTTTTTCGTTGCCTAACTGTCTCTTTAGAAGCGTTAGCTTTGTATTGTCCTTTTTTAGGCATTAATACTTCTTCTTCATCTTCTTGCCAGTCTTCTTAGCAGCTTTCTTAGCTTTAGCCATACCAGCTTTCGTATATGGAAACTTCTTTTTTCCTACTTTAGGCATGTATCACCTCCATGAAACAGGTTCTTTGTTCTCTAATTTAAAATACCACACATGTTTGTTTTCGCAAATACTTCTAAGTAAATTAAGCCTTCTAGTTTTCTTAGATTTATAAGTTTTCTTATCCCTGTAACAAAATGGACACCTACTAGAAATGACTATTCTTTCAAACCCAGACTTGTAAATTTTAAAGTCCGTGAACACCTCTACGTCAGGATACCCCTGCTTAGGTCGGTCTTTTCTCTTGTCTGCAATCAACTTCTCATCATAAGGCACTATTTTTCTGTCGAAAAACTCTCTAGGTTTCGATTCCTCTTCTTTTCCGTATGTATATCTAGCCCATCCACAATGTATGCAGCAAATCTCTGTGTACCCTGTATATCCGAAAATGCTACCAGAATCACTAATTTGCCCCGAACATCTAGGACAAACCTCTATCATCGTTAACATAGCCGTATGTTAGCATAGTAGGGCAAGGGTCGTAAACAAAGAAGTGACTGCCTTCACTATGCGACAACGTCTGGCAAAGCATCTTTGTGCTAAACCAGGTTACCCTTGCACTTTTTGTGATATAATATCTACACTAATAGTTGTTTCTCCAACAGGTTAGTAACTAGGGTGTCGCTAGTATTCAGCTCTGAAAGTTTAGGTCTTTTTTTGTTTATGACTGGTGACACCTCTCAATCTCTCCCATTACGTATCATAAGTATCGTTATTCACTTTACACATGATAAAATAACGACAGGGCTGGTGAAAACAATTAGATGTTCTCCATCCAAATATCCCCCAGCCCTCCCAACTCATTTGTCACTGATCTAGTCTATACGCACGCACGGTACACTGGTAACAC